GAAACCAGGCGAAGAAGTGCAAGATCCAAAACGTTTTTTTGTATAAGGTTTGATTTGTGAAAAAAAAATAATATATTCATTATAATGATGTTAATTATTTAAATGATTGATTCAGACTTGAATTGATCGTTAGACCAGTAATGCAATGTATGTGTCTAACCATTATTAATAATATATAATATTAATTGGATATATTACAGTTATTTTCTATTATATAATATATGCAAAATCTTAAATTATTACAATTATTAGAATCTGTATTAGGAAAAGGTAAACCTACATCTGGAAATAACGTTGCCTTTTTCTCTCCATTTACATCACATTATAAACCTAAATTAGAAATAGATATTAATACTACATCAGATGGTCAAAATGCTTGGCACTGTTGGATATCTGATAAAAAAGGTAGAAGTATTAATAGTTTATTCAAACAATTAAAATTAGGTAAACAATATTTTGAACAATTATCTAAAATAATTAAATCATCTAAATATAAAAATTTTGATACTGATGTAAAACAAATTGAAACTATATCATTACCAGAAGAATATATTCCATTATGGAAACATAAAAAATCACCTGACTTTCGAAATGCAATTTCATATCTACGAGGACGTGGTGTTACAATATTTGATATTTTAAAATATAGAATTGGATATTGTGAGTCTGGAGAATATTCAGGTAAAATAATTATTCCTAGTTATGATTGTAATGGTCAATTAAATTATTTTGTAAGTAGAGCATTTTATAAAGCTGACAAATATAAACATAAAAATCCAAAGATAAGTAAAGATATTATAGGATTTGATTTAACAATTAATTGGGCGCAACCTATTATATTGTGTGAAGGCGCATTTGATGCAATTGCAATAAAAAGAAATGCAATACCATTATTTGGTAAGATAATACAACCACAACTACAGAAAAAAATTATAGAACAAAGAGTTAAAGATATATACATATGTTTAGATGCTGATGCAATTCGTAATGCGTTAAATATTGCAAAAAGATTTATGGACGAAGGATTAAACGTTTATTTTATTGAATTGCAACAAGAAGATGCATCTGATTTAGGTTTTAAGAAAATTACAGAAATTATTGAGGAGACTGGAGTAATGACATTTCAACGTTTAATGGAACTCCAAATGGGAATTATATGGAAATAAAACAAATACCAAGTAAAATACAACAAGCAGATCGAATTTATCATATATCCGATGTGCATATTCGTACTTTAAAAAGACATAAAGAATATCGTCATGTTTTTCAAAATATGTTTGATTACATAGATAAAACTAAAACTGAAAATAGTATAGCTGTTGTTACTGGAGATATTGTTCATAGCAAATTAGATATGTCTCCAGAACTAGTCAGAATGCTTACTAATTTCTTTTGTGGATTTAATATTCCAACTATAGTAATACTTGGTAATCATGATATGAATCTTAATAATCTTTATCGTGAAGATGCATTATCTCCGGTATTGGATATGATTAAAAATGATAATATTATTTTTATTAAAGATAATGGTTTATTTGATTTTGCTGGAATAACTTGGAATCATATGGCTGTAGATGTCGAACCATCTAAATATGTTAATGGTAATAATATTGTTACTAATAATAAAAAAATAGCATTACATCATGGAGCAGTTCATTCTGCAAAAACTGATATAGGGTATGAAATATCTAATGAACATGTAACTACTGAATTATTTGTAGGGCATGATATGACATTATTAGGAGATATTCATAAACCAGCACAATTTTTAACAGACACAATTGCATACCCAGGTTCTCTTATACAACAAAATCATGGTGAAGCTTTGGATCATGGAATATTAGTTTGGGATGTATCTGATAATAAAGCAGAGTTTGTAGAAATACACAATGATTATGGTTATGTTACTATAGAAACTGAAGGTGACCAAATAATAAAGTCGCCACATCGTATGCCTAATAAACCTCGTATAAGAATTAAATTCAACGAAACCACAGCAGCTGATATGAAAAAGTTGGTTACTATGATTCGTAAAAAATACAAAGTTCAAGACATTACGATTCAACGTACAATAACATCTGCTAATAATTCTGATTCGGAATCTATAACTATAGGTAATGTTAGGGATGTTGAATATCAAAACACATTGTTAACTAATTTTATTAATACAAAGTTTCCAACTGCAACTAATGAAGAATTAGATGCTATAAGACATATTAATAGAACTATTAATTCAAAACTTCCTGCAGTAGAAAGTGTAAGGCATATAACATGGCATCCAGTTTCATTTGAATTTGAAAACATGTTTTCATATGGAGAAGGCAACAAAGTAAACTTTGATAAAATGAATGACGTGTGTGGATTATTTGCTGCAAATACAAGTGGTAAATCATCTTTATTAGACGCAATAACATAT